AATGATGGTGCTACTGCTGCTGCGATCTGTGCCCACATTATGATGCCCTCTTCCAAATGTATACTACGATGTATGGCTGCATGATGTCATGCGTATGCACTGCTCCACCGCCTGTGTTAGCTGTATTAATTGTAATGGTTGTTCCTCCACTTTGCCCTGTGATAGCCTCTTGAAAATTGTAAGTTGAACCTTGCATACCCCGTTGAGTTATTGAGTGACTATGCGCTGGTATTTGTGCTGTCGTTAAAGCATGTGAGTCAGTTGTTGCACCACCAGTATCACCAGCAGTATACCCACCACCAGCACCTAACATAACTCGACCAGCACCAAAGGCTGTCCATACACCTACACCAAGCAAGGTAGCAGGGTTAGTTGCTACTACTGATGTGTATACAGAACCTACAGGGTATGCTAAAGCATTAATAGTAGCCGCAGTTAAGGATGGTAGTGCTGCTATAGCAGAAGTTGCATAAGCTGTTGTAGCTATCTGTGTACTGTTAGTACCTGCTGACGCAGTTGGAGCAGTAGGTACACCTGTCAGTGTGGTATTGTTTGAGTTAGCCTTAGTAGCTATTGCTGTAGCTAAGGAATTAAATTCATCATCTATCTCTGCACCTTTAACACGCTTGAGAGCATTACCTGCTGACAAGCTGTCTTTAGTTGCAAAGTTTGTGGACTTTGTATAGTTACTCATTATATGACCCTGCCTGTTTTAATATATAAATCAAATTTCTGAATAGAAACTTCATTGCCACTAATCTCTGTTTCAAAACCTAATTGAACTACTGAGCCAGTACCTCCAATAGATAGTTTAACTCGGTCAGTACCACCACCACCTGTATACTCAGCAATGTTATACTCACCAACATTGTATTCAGATAGAGCAGTCTGTTTAACTGTGGCGTTATAAGACCTGTACTCATCTGAGTAGTCAATACCAGCCTTAACTGTAAACGCCTGACCAGAACCACCTATCAACGTGATGCCTACACTCTTCAGTATCTTAACTGTAGTGGGCTGCTCAAAGTCAAAGTAGTTTGTGTAGTAGAGCATACGATATGTTTCGTCATCATCAAGATAACCACTGTACTCAGCTATGCCTGTAGTTTGACCAAACAATAATCGTCCATCAGTAGTGCTTATCATTCCCCTGTGAGATAAACCTGCCCATCGAGTAGTTCTTGCTGCTCCATTCTCTAGCTTTCCTCGCATATCAAAGCAGTAGATCTGCTCACTAGTAGGGAAGCTTAATAAATAGAAAGCATGTTCTGGAGAGTATACACTCTTAATATTCTCAACAGGTTCTGTAGCTTCTAGTGCTGTAATCTCATCACGAACATTAACAGACAAGTCACCAATAGGAGTAGACTTCTCTTGAATGACTCGACTCAAAGAACGTAGACCTGAGTTAGATAAAAATAGAATATCAGAGCCAGTGTTCTGCACTGAGTCACGAGCAACACATCCTACACCATGTATAACTTCTACTAGTCTTAAATCTGTAGGTACTAAGTAGCTTTGATTATTACTTGTGTCTGAGTCCTGATAAATAATAATAGAGTTCTTACAGAAGATAACTAAGTAGCCGTTGAATGCAGCCAAGGCAGTGATAGAATCTCCACCCTTAGTGAATGAGGTAGCTATGTCTAAGTTACCACTAGTACCTCCTGTCCATCTAATACCACCACCATGATTAAGAACTAAGTCTGACCAGTATACGGTATGGTTGTCGCCTACAATGTCAGCAGCCCATAACCTGCCATAAGCAGACACTACTGCATTAGCTTGAGGAGGAGTTCCAGCCGCATTAGTAGCAGCATCAATTCTCTTTAGTACTACTCCTGATTCTCTTACTAATGGATGATGTCCTCGCTGGAACATGTACACTCTGTTACTTAAAGTAGCACACTGCCAGTTGTCTGCTGAGATAGCGGCAGAGTTTGTTATGTCTGATAGTGTAGCTAGACCTGAGTATACTTTGTTAGCACCAAATGATATGAACTCTGATACCCCTGCGTTGTTTACAAACTCATGCAGTCCTTTAAGGTTAACAGCAGTACTCGCTGTAGTTCTGTCTATCCAACCTTCTCTAGATCCTAATCGTCCAGACTTATCAATGATACAGTTCGTAGCTTCTAAGGCATAACCACTGGCTAAAGTAATACTACTTTCCTGTGTGTTTAAACCAAAAAATCCAGGGGCTGCAATTGATGTTGATAGTAATTGCTTTGTCATTAGCTAGTCCAGATTAGTTCTTCGGGATGTTTGTTACCATCGAGTTGAATAGCATCATTAAGTAGTGCTCGTGCATTTGCGAATGCTGTGTTACCTGTCTGAGCATTATCTTCACCACGCTCTTCAATAGCTTTAGCATAGGCCAACATAACTACTGGATGAGAAGGTACATTAAACTTATCAGCATCTGATTCAAGGTCTGCTGTCCTAGCAACCACGTTAAATCGTAATGTGTAAACACCATCAGGCTTGGGATAAATATCTACTAGAGTATCTCCATCAGTACTAACACCATTAAAAGAATAGTTGGAAGGTGTTCCTGTTGCAACTGTTGCTGTAAGAAACTTGTCATCAAACCAAGCAGCAGATTGATACTGCATGAAAGCATTAGAAGTGACGTTGGTTACATAAAGAACACTAACATTATTCTGTGTACCATTTAACTCGTAGTTAAACACACCACTAGTGGTTGTAACAGTTAGGGATTGTCTGAGGGCTGACCAGTTCCAAGCTTCTTCTACTTCAAGTTTAGCATCATTAATAAACATTCCAATGAGTTCACTGTATTCAGTATCAGAGACTGATGTGACAGGACGCTCTCGTAAACGCTTTAGAACTTTGTTTACTGCATTTAAGTAATTCATATATTATACCATATTTTTAATCAAAAGTAAATAGACTACTATTTTAGTTTTAAACTACCTAACTTTCCTGAGACTAGTTTAGTTAACAAACCACGCATACCAAACTTAACAACGTACACACCAATAACTAAGTACTGATACCAATCAGGCATAACAGCAAAGGATTCAAATGCTGCTGTAACTTCTTCTTGATACCCTAAGAAGGATGCTGCTATAGGAACTAGTAGTAGGGCAATCATAACCTCGTCTAACAAGGACTTGTCCATTTGCTGCATTGCTACTAGATCTAAATTAAAGTCTTGTGTTTGCCCATCATCAGCAAGCTTGTTAGCTGCCCTAGCTCCTGCTGTCTTAACATCAGCGTCTGCCTGTATTCCTACAATGGCTGCTTCTGACTTAGCTTTAGCTACTTGGTTCTTACCTTCTAAGTAAGTAGTACCTAAACTTGCAATTGGATTTAAGAAACTTAACCAACCCATGTTAATCCCTCAACTCAAAGTGAGGCATGTCCTGCCAACTCTTCCACAAGCCACCCCATTTTAATTCATACCCTAGTTGTGCGGATGCTTGCAGCATAGCAGTGGCGATTGTGGTAAGGTGAAGGGCTTCCCAACTTGCCTTTCCGTCAACATAACCATACACATCAATGGCTTTCCCTGTTTGGTGATATGATTTGTTAGTTCGTCCATCACACTTAGATTTGCCAGAGGTATACAATGCAGCTTGGTCTTCAGTGCTGCGAAGCCCACCAGTAGAGGGAATGCCAAAGTCAATAGGACTAAGCGTGATAGCGAGTTCTGCAATATCAATGAGTCGATCATCTATTCCTACCATGTTGTTAATACTATTCTTTCCTAACTCAAAGCCCATCATATATCCCCATTAAAATATAACCAACAAGCTACAGCAGTAGCACCAATGATCCACATTATCTTCTTGATAACTGACTTACCTACGGCTAGGTAGAACCTTTCATAAGCTTTGTCTGCTGCTAATTCAGCTATTTCATTCTTCTCTGCTTTTGTCAAATCACTCACTAATAATATCCTTTCATGTAGACAGCTATTCCAAATAGTAATCCTAGTGCTATTATCATACAGATTCCTATATTAATAGCTAACGCAACATCGTTCTGTAGTTTGTTATTTCTTCTAATACGAGCATTTATTTTACCCTGTTCTTCTTCCTTTCTCTTTCTGTGCCACTCAGCCTCAAATTTTACAAAGTCGCTCCACCCATTTAATCGACTTTTCTTTAGGTGAAACTCAAGTTGAGAACGCTGAACTCGTTGTTGCTCGGCAAATTGATAGGCTTCTAGGGCTGTGCCACGGCTGTTGGCATCTCCAGCTTTCTCTTTTACTTTCTGAGTTGCTGATAGGTAGTCATTCACTTGACCACCTACTTCGTATAATTGCTTGCCGTTCTTCAAGGCGGTGGAGAGCGTCTTCCAGATAGCGTTGGCTATGGCGATTTCTGCTAACATATCCATAACCTCTTTGAGTAGTAATCCTCTGTAAGCTCGTATGGTGGCTTCTGAGGCTGTATTGATCTATAGTCATAGCTACGTATTACTTGTGGTTCAACGACCAACACAGAGCCTTGTGGAGCCTGTGAGGGACTGAAGTAGGTGGGATACACTTCCGATACAGTAGACCACATTATATACTCTGCATATTCTTTACACAGAATGCTGTGCTAGTTTTATCATCTTCCACTTTAACCACTGCATACCCTACCATTGGACTAAGCACAGGTTCATACCCTCCTATCTTAGCTACACGTAATAACTCTTTTCTACAATTATTAAACGTACTGTAACTAGACATGATCAATGGAACTTGAGGCTCACCATTGGCTAACATTGTGGCTAGAATTATAGACCACACTACTTACTACTCTTCTTCTTATGGGTTAGATTCTTACTAGAAGCAGTATGCTTTGCACCTGACATAAGTTTACCATTAGTCTTGTGAGTCTTACCTGTGTACTCCTTACCATTTGGTAAGTAATGCTTAACCCCCTTCATCCCTAGTACCCCATCTTCTTTGGCTTCTTCTTAGCTGGTTTCTTATTAGCTGGCTTCTTCTTAGGTGCTGTTGTCTTAGGTGATTTATAACCATACATCATAATAACTTCCTCTACCATTTTGATTCGTTCGCCCAGTATGCTGCTGACATTTTACCCTTAGCAATGTTCTTACCATGCCTAGCTTTGAATGATTTACGTTTAGCTTTCATCTTATCACTCTCACCTGCCTTGGGCTTACCTGCTGTGCTTGCACCTTGCTCACCATAACGAATCATCTTAATAGTAGATCCTTCTTTGGCTAATACTACGTGAGACTTAGTAGCATGTTTAGGTGTACGCTTAGGCTTGTTGTAACCAGCAAACTTTTCACCTCTGTAGTCTACGCTCATTATGACTCCAGTGCTTCAATTCGGACTGATAATTCTTGGATTGCTTTTGTGAGCATGGGGATAAGGTTACTAGGGGCTAACTGCTGAATATCATCAACACGCTCTGCCCACAAGTTGTTACCATTAGCCACCTCAGAGTGAGAATCAATAGTAGCTTTAACTTCTTGAGCAATAAAGCCATGATAAGTTTTACCTGCTACACCATTTACTGGTTCTGTGCTATCAGCGTCATAGTAGTTTGTAAATTCTTCTGAGATAGCGTTCTTAGCTTTCCAAGTATAAGTAACTGGGCGCAAGTCATTAATGAAAGCAAGTCCTGCTGTTGAGCTAGTAATGTTTTCTTTAAGTCTTTGGTCTGAGTGAGCAGCCCAAGATGTGTCAGCACCATCAATACTAATTGTAGCTCCAGCACCATTTATACCAACAGTAGCAGTTAAAGCACCTTGCCCTAAAACATAACGACCTATAGCAATCTCATTATTAACAGTAGCAGAACTTGACCGAGCATAAGCACCTATAATCGTATTCTGTGCGCCTGTGGTTAATGGGGTATTGGCATTTCCAGCAGTAAAACCAAGACACGTATTATCGTAACCTGTGGTGTTAGAACCTAGTGCATTCTTACCAACAGCAGTATTATAACTAGCAGTAGTGTTAGCTATTAAAGCATTCTGACCAATAGCCGTATTCTGTGCGCCTGTAGTGTTAGCAGTTAAAGTATTCATACCTACAGCAGTATTATGTGGCCCTGTGGTGTTAGCCAGTAAAGAGTCCTTACCAACAGCCGTATTCTCACCGCCTGTAGTGTTATTGTACAAAGACCGTGAACCAATAGCAGTGTTGTTAGCACCTGTAGTATTGGCGGATAAAGAGTTATTACCAACGGCTGTATTTTCCGCTGCTGTGGTATTTGCATCCAGTGCTAACCTACCTACTGCTACGTTGTAGGAGCCTGTAGTGTTGACATACATAGCATGATAGCCACTTGCTGTATTACTAGATCCTGTGGTGTTAGCTTGTAGTGAATAAGAACCAACTGCAACATTGTTAGCCCCCGTAGTGTTGACTGTCAAACTCCTGTGGCCCATTGCTGTGTTGTGAGATGCCGTAGTGTTATTCTCTAAAGCACTATGCCCTACAGCATTATTACCCTGACCTGTGGTGGTTAGCCTTAAAGCGTCAGTACCCAAAGCATTATTATTTTCACCAGCACCCGTTTGAGTATGCAATGCTCTATACCCAACAGCACAGCTTTCTGAGCCTGAAGTGTTATCAGTTAAAGCACCTTGCCCAACAGCAGTGTTATTAGCACCTGTTGTATTCGCCTCCAATGCAGCTACACCTACGGCAACATTATTACTTGCGGTGGTGTTTGAAGTTAAAGCACCTTGTCCTACAGCAGTATTTAAAGCACCTGTTGTGTTAGCTAATAATGTTCTGTCACCTACCCCTGTGTTTTGTCCACCCGTAGTGTTAGCTTTTAAAGATTCATAACCTAAAGCCGCATTAAAACTACCTGTAGTATTTGCAACTAATGCCGACATACCTACAGCAGAGTTTCTATCACCAGTAGTAATAGCAGTACCCGCCTCATCTCCAACGACAGTATTGTAGTTGCCACCAGAGGTAATGCTATTACCAGCATTAACGCCAGCCACAAAGTTTGAAGTGCCTAGTGTGACAGAAGTAATACCTTTTGTAGCTATGTTACCCGTCATTGTGCCACCAGCTTTGGGTAAGGCTGCTGCTGCTGTAGCTGTAGTAGATGTTAAGATACCATCACGGGTAGCAATGTCTACTCCATCAAAGGTGCTGTTAGTTGTAACTGCTCCAGTTAATGCACCACCAGACTTAGGCAACTTAGCTGCTAAATTAGCATCAAGAGTTTTTAAGTCTTCTACTGAATCTCTTGCCTTACTCATACCTTAATCTCCTTATGCAGAAGCTGCTGTAATTGCTGTCATGTCTTCAGTAGTCCAGTAATCTTTAGCCAACATAAGAACTAGATGCTCTTTGTTACGTGCTAGGCAATCTACCCAATCTGCGTCTTCCATACCTGCTGGCTTACCTGCATTGATTAGGGCTACTGAGTCACCACACGCTGAGTAGTGTGCTGCAATTTGTTCTGCTGTTAATTCTTCCATTGTGTTATTCCTCTAGTGCTGTTAAACGTGCAGCGAGTGCTGCGTTTTGGGTTGATAATTCTTGTATTGCTTTGACTAACGGCATCACAAACATCTCGTATGAAATACCCTGCATGTTATCTTCACCATCTTCAATCTGATGATGCCCTGCAAAGTCCGTGATGTTATGAGTATCTAAAGCCGCCTTGACTTCTTGAGCAACGAATCCATACATCTTTTTAGAGTGTCTAGGCGTGGTGTTTTCTGAGTCATACTCAGTCATTGCGGTGTCTAGTTCTGAAGGAGCTTTAAATTTATACGTTACTGTACGTAGGTCATTAATAAAGTCTAATCCACAATCTGTGTTTGTAGAAATATCTTTCTTAACCCTTTCATCTGAAACTCTCGTCCAAGAAGCGTTAGCTTGAAAGTTGTTATAGACACGACTACTTCCAGTATTATTACCAAAAGTAAAATATCCTGTGGCAACACCCCTCACAAAACGACCAATAACAATCTCATTACTTGATGATGCACTTGACACATGAGAATACGCACCAACACAAACATTTGCATTACCCGTAGTCGTTGGCAAGCTATAGCCACCAGCATAAAAACCTAGATAAGTGTTTTCTCCACCAGTCGTTACGGCCGTACCTGCTGATTTTCCAACAGTAGTATTGTCACTACCTGTGGTGTTAGCATAGCCAGCCTCTGTACCCATGAAAGTATTATTAGCACCTGTTGACAAGTCATGCCCAGCGGTAAAACCAACTACAGTATTGTTCGCAGCCGTTGTTGCTGACAATGAAGAATGATAGCCTATTGATACGTTTGACTGTCCCGTAGTGTTAGATTGTAAAGCACCAGCACCAAGAGCAGTATTTTGTGCCCCTGTAGTGGTAGCTTGTAAAGACCTAAAACCCACTGCTGTGTTATCAGATGCTGTGGTGCTAAGACCTAAAGAGTTGTAACCCATTGATACGTTGCTACTTCC